TAGTTTGTACATTTCCATTTTAGGATCAACGCCCCATTCTTTTGCGGCTGCATAAAGAGCACTTTCATCTTTTCCTCTGCCCGTATAACGTTTGGCACAACTGTTTAAATCGTAACGAAATTGATTTTCATCAACCAATGCACAGGCAATCATGGTATCTATAATACGTCCATGAATCTTTAGTCCAAGATGCCTGATCCAACACACATCGTACATGGCGTTGTGAAAAATTTTAACAGCAGATGTATTCAGAACGCCTTGAAACCATTTTAAAACTTTTTTACGATCCATGTTTCCACCACCCTTATGGGCAATTGGATAATAACCGGACCAATTTTTAACGGCGACAGCTATCCCAGTGACATCTCCTTGACCGGTAATAGCTCCTGAACCCATTCTTTTTAATTCAGGATCTTTTGTTTCTAAGTCTATGGAAATTTCTGCGTAAGAAGATAGATCAGGAAAATCTGTAGGAGGAGTCCACTCGGTTTGAGCTTTAAATAAAGGAGTCTGCATTATTTAGGCTCCGTTAAAGTAAAACCAGGAGGTAATGGCCTCATGTTTGGTTCGTCGCTATAATCTCTTTCAATAATCATATCAATGTAATGTTTTGCTTTCTTTAAGTCTTCCTTTCCTCCTTTATCCTTATGTCTGCAGATATATTTTATAGCATTCCCTTCAGCAAAAGGCAAATTGTTTTTGTTGGCAAATTCACTAGGCTGAATTTTCATTTTGAGGTAGTGATCACCTCCTATTTGTTTATCATATACTTTCATACGGGATAACTTTTGTAAAAATCTTTTGGTTCAACAATATGTAAGTGCTCCTTAGTTCGTGTCGCACCCACATAGAACAATCGATTTTCATCATCTGGATTCCTTTCATATCCTTTTTGTGTATTTAAACTTAAATCACTTAACAAAACTACATTTTGTTCTTCTCCTCCTTTGACACCATGAATCGTTGATAATAAAATGCGCGGTGCTTTATTAAGCTGTTCACCATTAGCTCGCATCTTTCTAATATATTCTACTTTTCTAGTGGCAGCGTCATCCAACGCTTCATACCAAACTGCTTCTGTTTTTAATCCAAAATCTTTTTTTAATTGAGGAATACTATAAAAGCTGTCCTTTACCATTCCAAATATTTTTTCCTTTTCTAGATTTTTTGGACTCATAAAACTAAAAATTTTTTCTATCTTATCATATTCTAAGGAAGCTCCTTGACGCAGTTTTTCCCAATGAGTAATAGAATCATATAAATCTTGTTCGTATGAACGTTTAAATTTATTTTTATAAAATAATCCTTTACGATATAAAGTTTCTTCTAAATCATTGAGCATAAATTTAGTACGTGCTAAAACCAACCATTGTCCTTTACTCATGTCTATGTGATCAAAATCTGGATGACGTGTCAGAGAACCTTCTGCTAAGCGTGGACTCCAATTTTTTGCTAATCGATTTGAAACTCGTCCTATAAGATTTAAAGCTAGATCATGAACTTTTCGAGGGACTCTGAAAGATTCCGTTAAATTTAAAAATTTTCCTTTTTGAGTAATAAAACTATCTACATCTGCACCAGCCCATCTAAAAATAGCTTGGTCATCATCGCCAGCAAGATAAGAGTCTCCAGATTTATTCCAAATACTTTTGGCCATGTCCCATTGCATTAAGGATAAATCTTGAGCTTCATCAATAAAGACAACATCAAATGCGGGAGATGCATCTGATTTTATAAAATTTAAAATCATGTCATTGAAATCCACGAGATTGTATTCTTTTTTATATCGCTCTAATTCGTGGGCGAGAATACGTAACTTGTCAAATTCCACATCCTGAGTATGTTCTTTTAAATCATATTGTCTTTCAAAACTAATATTCCTAAGTTTTGCTAATTGAAGGATGCGTAAGTAATCACTCTTAGTCGTAAAAATACCACCTTCTTCATCATCATATTCTAAATAATCAACAGGAAAATCTATCTTTTTTCCTAAGTCTTGATAATGATGAGGTTGCATGACATTTTCTTTTCTAATTCCTAAGCGTCTAAAAGCTAATGAATGAAGGGTTCTAAAATAAGGAAGATCATCCTCGCTTAAATTAAATTTTTCCATTGCTCTGTCTCGAGCTTCGTAAGCAGCTTTCTGAGTAAAAGCAAAATAGCCAATTCTATTTGGATCTGTTTCTTTTAGATGCTCGTCTACTTTACTAAGCATCGTTGTGGTTTTCCCTGTACCTGGTGGTCCTAAGACTATTGTTTTCATAATGTTATAAGTATCCACGCAGCTGTAAGCACTACTAATAAAACTAAATCGCTGCTCATTTCACTCATTAATAAGGATCCTTTGGTTTAAGTTCTTTAGAATTATATGGAGCTTCTATTCTTTCTAATGAATCTGCAACAATTACGGATACTTTCTTTTTTCCTATCATCATTCTTTCTTCCTCACATTTAAAATGTTCTTGCAGCATCCGTTGTGTAACCTGAGATTTTTCATCCCATTTTCTTTTTTGTAAATATCCATGAAAAAACCTACTAAAAACAAAATAATATTTTTTGTTGGATCGATAAACATTTCCTCGAGTAATATCTTCTTTAGTGGTTGTAGTTGAGCTTCTGTTTGTACAAAATTCTTCTAAATGATTTTGAAGTTGATCTACTTTTGAAGATCCTGCGGGAGGATCTATTTCTTCTAATCCATCTAATAATTTTTGAATAAGTTTTTTCCAATCTGTTTTTTTAACAGTAGGTAATATTAGATCAATTTGTTCTAACACTGCTATTTGAAATAACCGTTGATCATAAAGAACTGTAGCATTTTCTAATCTTACACGTTGTCCATCAACATTTACATAATAGTAAGGAGTATCTAGTAAAATTTTTTGAAGATCACTTAACATAGGAAAAACAGTGTCGCCTCCTATGCCATAGGTACGAGTTTTGCAAAGTTCTTTATCACAGTGACTACACATCGGTTCTTCATTACATTTATAAAAGAATTCTTTTTTATTAGATCTGATTTTATCTTGGATAATTTTGTCAGTTAAAGGAACTTCAAAATGAGTGTAATTAAAATGATTTATTCTTTCGGCCCAATCTTCTGGCCATTTTCTTTTAGCATATTGAATATATTGGTAAAGAACTCTATCTCTTCCATCTTTTAATTTAGTTTGAGTTAATGATTCTATACAAGGAGGTCCATCTTTAAATTCAGAGTCTGGTCTTTTAATATTGAGTTGTTCTAGTTGATCCGGAGTGAGTTTATTGCTTTCATATGCTTCAAAAAAACCATCTAGTGTATCGGCTGTTGCATCTAGTTTAAATACATATCTTGTAGTTATTTCATTATTAAAATATGGCAAATTCAAAAAATTTCCTGTATCCTCTTTTGATTTTAATTTAATCTGTTTTGGAAAAACCTCTGATCCTCCATATCCTAAAATTGCACTGATAGATAAAAGTTTATTTCTTAGTAAAAGAGCTTCCACATCTACCGTAGTAAATAAAAACACATGAGCACCCCCACTTTTAGATCTACATGTAATGAGTGGAAGATTTAATAATTTAATTTTGTTAAGTAATTTTTGATGATTGAATCCTGCGTAGCTGTCAATATCAATACAACCCCATCGACATTGATTATTTTCATTAATCGGAATAATTCCTAAACTTGGTTCAATTCCATTTAAATGATTTTCCCAAAGCTGGCGAGTGACGGGTTCTCGTTTAATAAAAGATTTGCCCTTTATTTTTTGTCCATCAACATTTTTCTTGTCTACGTAGGTGACACCATGGGCACGTTCTAGTCCCTTAAATATCTGTATAAATTTATCAACCATAATTTTTGCGGGGCGGCTTAAGTCTCCCGCTACCGCCCCTTATTCCTTCACAAAGGAAATTGTTAAAATGGTAAGTCTTTAGACTCGTCAGTTTTATGCTTCGCTACTATTTCTCCTTTGCTGACTCTTCCAGCAAATTGTTTTGCGATCGCGTAAACTGCATTGTCTTTAACAGGGCCTACTTTAGTTACATCCCATCCAAACCATTGTCCTTTATCATTCGACATTCGAACTGTTTTTAGATTATAAATGTGGCTATATGTAGGCGGGGTAAATAAACCGTTTTTACCTTGAAGTTTAATACCCATCATCATTGAATTCCATTTTCTACTCACTTTTAATTGAGTAGCTTTCATAGAAATCAATGCACTTGATGGAGTGTTCCCCATTACAATTACGTAATGATTCACTGTATTTTCAAGATAATTACCGTTAGGTAGACGATCTTTAAAACCTGCATCCCGTTTAGTTTGAGGGATGTCATCACCGGCTTTATAAATCCTGACAGGTCCACCTTTACTTTTATCTCTGTCTTGCCATTCGATATACTGTCTTTCGTAAAAGACTGGCAATACATTAATACCTTTCGCCCCATTTGCAGCTGGGTAGATATCATTCGTTACTGAATTTAAAATCATGCCAGGTTGTGCACCTTGGACATATTTTGCATCTTTCGGATTGATTTCAGGAGAGGCATTTCCCAAGACTTTCAGAAAAGGTAAAGCAAGATCTTCTTGCTTAATATTCTGAGCACCTTGATTTGCATCGGCTTCAAAATTAGTAGCCAATGCACCTGCAGTCTCGCGTTTCGCGATGTTTGTTTCTTTGTTCATTGTTATTGTTTCCTTTTTATTGTGGTTCGGTTTCCTACGAACACGTTGAAAATATCCGTTGGCATTTCTTTTCCTGCCTCGATACGCTCACGGACTAGCGCTTTCAGGGTCATAGGCTCAACCTTCAACTTTTGTGTTGGTTGATACCCTTGACCCTTCGCAAGGTTAGCATATTCTGCCGCCTTGTTATCTTCATTCCGTCCAAAGGAAACGGTGATTTCATTCTTTATTATATCACCTAGGCCATTGGAACGAAGCCAATTATACGCCGCTTCTCTATTCTTTAAAGAGATATTAGCTGCATAATACGGTTTCACATCAACTGCAGATCCATCTGCAAGTTTAAGCGAAGAAAGTCCCATTTCACTTAAAAGTGTGGGAATCACTTCACCTGAAATTCGTTCTAATTCTTTTTTCTTATCTTTTAATAAATCTTCATCAATTTTTATTTGATCTTCTAATGCTCTCAAAGCTTTAACCTGATCAGCTAAAGACGTTATATTTTCTGTACGATCTAAAATTTCTTCCTGGTCTTTTTCAAAATTAATATCGTTCATTGTAAAATGTTCTGTACCTCATGTTTAATAGCAGTATTAAATTTAATTTCCTCTGAAGTTAATTCTTGATGAGTTTTAGGATCTAAAGTTTCGTATTCAGCATTTCTTCTATGAAATTTAATCCATTGTTTTTGTATGTCTAAACCCAGTTCACTAGAAAAGCACCACCCTATTCCATCACGATAAGCCATATGACATGTTTTAAAATTCATATGTTCAGGATAAAGTTTATTTATTAAGTTTTCTTCACTATGCTTAATTGTCACTAAAAATTTAGTAAATAATGTTAACAATTCTTTTCCATCAACATGATGGGCATGCACCATCGGACTAAACCCAGGTATATAACCTTGCTCTTTTTTCCATTCTACTTTGTCTGAAAAAATAGAATTTTGAAATGCTTCTAATACCGCTGCTCTTCTATTACAGCTTTCGTGGGTTTTACCACTACTAAAACATAACAAACGATTTACAGAAAAATTGCGAGGAGCTCCTTCTCCTTCTATATGAAAGTAGAAAGTGGGTTCACGATATATGCCTTCCCCATACACAATACGTGTAATTTTATCTTTAACTTTTAAAAATTTTTCATTTAACTGAGGATATAAAGGAGAAACATAATAACGTTTCATCATAAGTATTAATTTAGCTTTTTCCTCTTCGGTGAGTTGATGACCTAAAGGCCACCTAGATTTTATATCTTTAAAAAATGATTTACACATTGTTTTGCTCATGGGAGGTTTTCCCCATATCGAATAATATTTAGCCATTTATTTCTCCTTTTTCATGTAAATTAATTTCAATAGGATAATATTTTCTTTCTTGTTTATCCCATTTAAGTAATTGATATTTTCCATTCGTCATGTCTGAAACTATAGAACATGCAACACCTATAATAGCAGGATCTCCTGTAAGTAACAAGAAATCTTTAGGACGATAATTTTGTAAACCTTTTCTTAATTTAAAAATTAAAGGCCCCGGTGAAAAAATAATTTGAGAAAGTTCTGGAAGTAAAAATTTAAATACTCCAAATTCAGCTGCTCCCATTATATTTATTTTAGGACGTCCATCTCGAGTCCCTGCTATTTCTTGAATAACATACACAGTAGAAGGTGTTGTTTTAATCTCTTTGTAATCTATACTTTCTGGCATTGACAAATATATAGTCTATCCTATATAATAAGTCAATAGAAAGATGAAATATAAGTTTAAGACACCACCGTATAAGCATCAGCTTAAGGCATTAGAAATGTCTTGGAATAGAGAAACGTTTGCCTATTTTATGGAAATGGGTACCGGTAAAACTAAAGTCCTGATTGATAATGCAGCGATGCTCTATGATAAAGGTAAGATTGATGGTCTCCTTGTTGTAGCTCCCAAAGGGGTAATAGGCACATGGTACAATCAGGAGCTGCCTGCGCATCTACCCAATCATATTGAGAAAGTGACCGTATTGTGGCAGGCCAATATCACTAAATCTCAGTCCAGAAAATTGGGAAATTTATTTAAAACAGGGGAAGAATTACATATTTTAATTATGAATGTGGAAGCATTCAGTACTCAAAAAGGCTCTCAATTTGCTCAAAAATTTATGCTTTCTCATAAAACTTTAATGGTGATAGATGAATCAACCACGATTAAAAATCCTAAAGCTAAGCGTACTAAAAATATTCTTCAACTAGCAGATAGGGCTCAGTATAGAAGAATTTTAACAGGTTCTCCCGTTACTAAGAATCCGTTAGATTTATTTACCCAATGTTATTTTTTGAGTCCTTATCATTTAGATCATCAATCTTATTATTCTTTTAGAACACGTTATGCGATTATGAAAACTGCTCATATTGCGGGACGTTCTATTCAACTAGTAGCAGGTTTTAAACATTTAAATGAACTCTCTGAAAAATTAAAGCCATTTTCTTATCGAGTCTTAAAAGAAGATTGTCTAGATCTTCCGGATAAAATCTATATGAAAAGAATAATTAATATGACTTCTGAACAATTAAAAATTTATAAACAAATGAAAGAAGAAGCTTTGGCTACTTTGAATGAAAAAACGGTTACGACTGTGAATGCTTTAACTCAATTAATGAGATTACAACAGATTACATGTGGTCATTTTGTAGCAGACGATGGGACCACTCAAGAAATCAAGAATAATAGATTAAAAGAATTAATGGATATTTTAGACGAAGTAGAAGGGAAAGCTATTATTTGGGTGCACTGGCAAAAAGATGTGCAAATTATTAAAACTGCTCTTATTAAAGAATATGGTCCGGGGTCCGTGGTTGATTATTATGGGCTCACGCCCCAAGATCAAAGACAGAAGAATCGTGATGCTTTTCAGAATGATTCTAAAGTACGTTATTTCGTTGGAACCCCTCAAACAGGGGGCTATGGGATTACGCTCACGGCAGCTAATACCGTGATTTACTATTCTAACGGATATGACTTAGAAAAAAGAATTCAGTCCGAGGACCGTGCTCACCGAATCGGGCAACATAAGCCCGTGACCTATGTGGATATTCTCGCGGAAGAAACTGTCGATGAAAAAATCGTCAAGTCCCTCCGCAAGAAAATTAATATCGCCTCCGAAGTTATGGGAGAAGAGTTACGAGATTGGATATAAAATGAAAAATGACTCACTCGTAGAAAAAATGGTTGATGTGTGGCTCAACGAAAGACAAGTATCAAAAATATATAATGTTGATATTGAAACTTTGAGACGTCATCGATATAGCAAACCAAAAAGAGGTTTTCCTTATCATGTCATTGGTAGAAAACCTGGAATTCATCTTGGAGGTTATGTAAGGTATAATAAGTATGAAATTGAAAAATATCTTGAAACTGTAAAGTATCCCAAAACTTCAATCAAAAGCATTTCCGGGGACATTACATCCCCGAAAATGTAGGATATACGCGCGAGGCGTAGTAAATTTTATAATCCTCTATTTTACCGTGATGGTTTTTGGCTTTTTGCCTTCAGGAACTATCTTCTTCAAAGACACTTTCAGTAATCCATTTTTTAATTCAGCGCCTTCGATTTCTACATCGTCAGCGATGGTAAATGCTTTTGAGAAAAATCTCTTGGCGATTCCTTGATGGATCACTCCGTCTTTTTCCTTGTCGGATTTAGTTTCCTTAACAGACTTTATGCGCAACAAGTTGTCCTCGTACTCTACCGCAATATCCTTCTTGTCATAGCCCGCTAGAGCTACTTCAATATCGAACTTATTGTTTCCCTTCTTTACAATATTGTAAAAAGGAAAGGTAGACGTAAGAGATGTATGAAAGGACTGATCGTCATCGAAGAAATTTTCGAAGTGATCAAACAGATTATCAAACCCTATCGATACAGGTCTTAGTTGCTTAAAGATTGATGGTAATTTATTGAACGTCATTTAACCTCCTTGTTAGACAGTTAATAAAATGGGCCCCTAAGGCACCCATCTTTAATATAGACTATTTTAAATAAATTACAAGAAGCATTAGAAAAAGAATTAATCCTTGGTACCTGTTAAAGGCAGTTACCAAGAAAGTTTCTTTAATTGCTTTAAGGTTTTCCCATATAAATTTCATTAGGCATCTCCTATGATTGGTTTGTATCGGGTCCTATTATCTTCGTCTTTATATGCTCTAAGATTCTCCTTTATATTTTCTGATGACTCAGGATTATAACTCACGTGGATCCAGCCTGAGTTTGGTTCATCTGGATTCCAGAATTCTAATATCATTTGATCATATAAAAGGTTGCCCTTGATCCAGTTAAAAATTTCATTGTTAGGTGTGCCGTAGATTTCGAAATCGGCCGCCATACCTTTTGCATGCTGCGAATCTACGCTGCTGCCGATCGCTTGGCACAATGCCGGGCTGCGATATCCGCTGGATACACTTACTACGTGATTAAAATGGTCTCTGACGGGCTGTAGGACGCGCTCACAGAGCAATCTTAGGTTTTCCTGGTGGTCAGGACTAGGGTCATTAGGAATGCCTTTCCTCTCAGCCGTTTGAGACTTAGTTAACTCAACTAAGTTGAAATTTTTAGATAACTGCATTAAATAGTTTTAACTAATAGATTAACTAGTTGAAACGCGACGGCCCCCACCGTTGCTAATAGAACCCAATAGATTTTGTCTATCTTGCCACCCAAGCTCTTAATATCGGTGCACATATGTTTCAAGTGATTGGTTTTAAGATTGGCAATATCCTTCTTCAATCCAGTCACGTGGCCATGCAAACTTATGATATGTTCTCTCGTAGTTTTGGGTGTCATGTTGTCCTTGCAATCTGTTGTTCAGAAGGTGACAATAACGCAGCTTCTGTCCGTGTCAACCCTGTTTGTTGGTTAATTTGTGGTGGCATTCTTACCTTAGGCATTGGTGTTTTAGGAAGTGGTGCCTGTGCTGTTTTCGTGTCTGTGCCTGTCACTACTTCAGAGACATAGTCTTTTACATCGATGTTGAAGGGTTGATTCAGTCTTTGTTTATAAAGTTTTTTAATGATTCTGTTGATTCTTTTTTGAACCTTCTTCGTTAAGACATTAGGAATGCCTTTTTCCTTAGCTAGCTGAGCATAAACATAAACCATGTTGTCAGAAATAGTGAACGGTTTGAATCTATTTTTTCTAATGAATGTATACAAACCTCCTGCTCCTCGTTCGCCAAACTCTTTAGCAATCTCTTTATCTCTCATGCCTAAAACTTTAACCGAGTCATAGATTCTTCTCATCTTGTTAAAGGTTTCAAGTCTTTGTTCATTGGCAAAAATAAATTGTTTGACAATTAGATCTTCATCCTTAACAGGATCTCCGGTTAATGTTCCTTTATAAATTAAATTACGTTCACCCCGTTCTTCTCTGTTGAATTCTTGAATTTTAAAGTTCAGAGTCTTGTTAAGATCTAAGGGCACTTGTCTAAAGCCAAAGAATCCCATGAGCTCATCAGGAATTTCATACCGAGTTCCTTTAACCGTTTCTCCTAGAGCTGATTTGTAAAGTCGTTTAAGTGAAGGATAAGATCCTGGTGAATTAACATAGGCAGCATGTTTCATTGCGGCCCAGAATTTATTTGGCCCACTATCTTCTTTGTTCCAAATTCTTCTATTATCTTTTGTTACTCCGTCTCGAATTAAAAGATCGGCTACAGTACCAAACCAGATAGACTCACTGATGAAAGGCTCAACCAGTCGTGACATTCCTCTACTGAGTCCTTCAATTAAGCCAACCATCAAAGGTTCATTTTGTTTTTTATCCACTTGAGCCAATACGGATTGCACCGGATTAATTGCTGTGTCATAAAAGAATCCATGACTGAAGTCGACGTATTTATATTTACCATCTTCATAGATGGGAAGAATCGTAGAATCTTTGGACCATTCAGGAAGCACTTCTCTCATGGCTCTGACTTTTTCTCGACTGATACCATAGAGTCCTCTCATTGTTTCATAAACTACGGCGGGTATAAGTGCGTA